CCCCATAAGTATTTAAGTTTTTAGTATTTAATGCGTAATATCCTGATGGTACATCATATTCGAACAAACTTCCATTCCCGTTGGATCCTGCAGAAGTTATTTTTGTTGTACCAAAATATCCGTTACCAAAGTTTGCTGACCAACTACCGCCATTATCATACAAAGATGTTGCAAACCCTACTATACCACCTTTTGCAGTTACTGTACTAAAATTAAAACCATTTGCACCTGTTGTTGGATTACCTGTACCACTACTACCATTACTTATATAAGTTCCATTTTTATGCCAGTATATAAGAGAGTTTGTTACATCTAATGCGACACCTATAATGTCTCCAGTTGTATAACTAGTTCCTGTTGATGTCGGACCAGCCCCTGCATAATAAATATCACCACCTGTGTGTAAACCACAACCTGGAGCAGAACCTACATAAGTGTTACCCACATAATCTCTTTGCGAACATACTCCGACATAAGGTTTTGATCCACTTGTACTACCTATAGCTACCAATTTAAATTCTGCATACCACTTACCAGTTTCTACACCAAAATTAGATATAGCCATTCTTTGACCTACACCCGATGTATTAGTAGTTGTAAGGTTTCCGTTTGAATAAGAAGTACCACTTGTATATTTTTGTGCTAAAGCATTATAAGTAGTATTACTAAGTGTTGGATTATCTTTTGCTTGTTTGCCATTACCACCTAATGTAAAATTATTTGTTTCTCCTGAACTATCTAAACCTAAATTAGCATCATTATCGAATTTTAAATGAAAACCATTGTTGCCCCAAGTAACACCTGATGGCGATTTCCATTTCCAAATACCTGATGCAGTATCTGTTTCACCAAAATTTGAAGGAGTTAATTGCGTACCATCTACGAATGCAACATGGTTCATGTAACCATCAAAAAAATTTGAACTAGCTGTATAACTTCCAACATAGTGTGTGGCTGCAGCAGGAGTCGTAGCATTTACTGTTGGAACATTATCAGTAGCAAAACTAGTTTCCTCAACTCCATTAATATATAATCTAACTCTATTAGAACCAGTTGATTGAGTGGTATCAACAGCCACAACTGCATGATACCAAGCCGAATTATCTCTTAATAATCTGTTAGTTTTTTTTTGATAAACTTCAGAACCCGATGCTTCTGCATAAATAATAAAAGTATCATTAACAAGTGCTATTGATATTCTGTTACTACTATCTGCATAATGACTAAATAAATAATTATTACCAGATGCTAGTGTATTTGATCTTTTAAACCAACAACTAAAAGTAAATTTTTGTGTACTTTGCCCTGTTGCGCTTCTATATAAATAAGTTGATGCCATAATATTATCCTAGTTAAACTGCATTGAGTTTTCAGTCCCAAATGTAAATGTTAATGTAAATTCTCTATTAGCTGTTTGACCTTGTGCGTCTGTAGCTGTAATTGTAAATGTGTAAGTAGTGTCTTGAGTTGCTCCTGATTCTGTTCCAGTTAAAGTTGAAGAACCTGAAGCACCACTATTTAATGTGATTCCACCAGGAAGTGATCCAGATGTTTTTGCCATTGAGACTGAATCTGTTGCTGTTAATGTAATTGTTCCAATACTTGATCCACCTGCAAAAGTTCCTAATGTGCCTGCTGATGTTTGCCAAGCTGGTGCATCGGATACTGTAAGTATAGCAGATGTTTGAACTGCGTTACCGTCTGGATTCTCTACATATAATAAATAAGTTCCATCAACACTAATTGTAAATTTAGCTACAATACTAGAAGCAGAAGAAAAAGAAACTTCATCAGCAGATATCAAAGCACCTGTAGTTGAATTGATTGCTGTAACTAATGGAACCGATACAAAGTTACCACCAGAAATAGTGACTGCTGTTTGAGTATTCTCAATCGCTGAAGGACTGATACCTGATACTGTTGGTCTTGTTTCTGTAACTAAAGTAATAGATCCACCTAATGCTACCGCAGTACCATTAATTGTAATTTGTCCTGAACCTACTAAAGATGTGTTTGCAATGTTCTGAGTACCAGTTAGTGTTGCACCTGCAGGAATAGTTATAGTATCTCCACTATCTCCTAGCTGTACACCGGTTCCTGATCTTGGACTAATTTTATTTACTTTTACTTCACTCATTTAAATCCCAATTTTTAGTTGTTTCATTCCATATATATCTACTATTATTATCTAATTGTTCTTGTGTTAATATGGGTTTAGAAACAGGTGCTTCCCATAAACAAGTTGTTTCGTCTAATGTCCAAGAATCATATGGTTTAGCTTCTATAAAAGCATCTCTAGTTTCATCATAAGTAAAACCTATACCTGCATAATTTTTTCTAAAAGGTGTACCACCTAATTTATGTTCTCCACCAAAAGTATTATAAGATGTTTGTTTCCAAACTTCTCTATCTTGATACAAATTTTGTAAAAACTCTTCACCAGCTCTTTCAGTTGTAGCAATATCATTTGATACTACTTCAACTCTTAAAACTTTATTTCCTATTCCTAATTTTGCAAAATGTGCCATTATGCTATATAACTCCCTGATCCATTAAATACTATTATTGTATCTGTTCCAGATGTTGAAACACTTGGAGAACCTGTTGTTGATCCTGAGTAATTTGCTGTTGCAACTCTTAAAATAACTACACCACTTCCACCAGCTACCCCTGTTGAAGAATTATTACCGCCTCCTCCTCCTCCACTACCAGTATTAGTTGATCCAGCAGTTCCATTTCCATTAGCTGGACCACCAGTTCCACCACCACCAGAACCTCCTGCTGCAGCACTACTGTTGTTAGTACCACCTCCACCACCACCAGCTCTTGTAACCGAAGAACCCGATATTGTAGAAGCTACACCATTTCCGCCTGTTCCTGTTGTATTATTAGCACCAACTTGTGCTGCACCACCTCCACCAGCAGCAGGAGCATTATCACCACCATTTCCACCACCAGCAAAACCTTGATTAGATGTACCAGCACCTCCAGTTGAACCATTATTATAAGAACCACCTCCACCAGAACCACCAGCTCTACCATCTTTTTGACTTTCAGTTCTAGAACCTCCACCTCCACCTCCGATAGAAGTTATAGTTGTAATACCTGTACCAGAAATTGAACTATTTACACCATTTGCACCATATGCACTACCACCAGTAGCTCCACCACCACCAACAGTAACAGTATATGTTTGACCTACTGTAAGAGCTAAGGAAGATTCTGATGAACCTCCTCCACCTGATGCTTCTGAATTAAAAGATGCTCTATATCCTCCGGCACCACCTCCACCACCATTATCTCTTGAAGTACCACCTCCACCAGCGATGACTAAAAAATTTGCTGTATAAGGACCTGTTGTTCCTTCATTAGAAGTTGGTATTACCCAACCACTTGTTGAACCAGAATAAACTAATTTTGTACCTGCATTTATTTTTGTTAAACTTACGTTATTTGTTGAGTTTTGAATTTTTTCTGAACCATTAGCTGATATTATAAGATTGTTAGTTGTAAATGTACCTAATGCATCTACTAATTCAATAACATCTCCTACACTTCCTGCAGGTAAGTTAACTGTTATTGCTCCACCTGTTGTATTTATAAAATATCCTTCGCCAGCAACTGCTGTAAAAGTTGATGTTTTAACTGCTGATTGCCAAGATGTTCCTGTTTCAATTGTTGTAGATCCTCCTAAAGAAACTGAAGACCCATTAATAGTAATTGCACCTGAACCAGTTAATCTAGCATTAGCAACTGTTCCTGTTAATTGAGTAGCTACAATTGATTTGTTTGTAAGAGTTTGAGTCCCTGTAGTTGTTACAACAGTTGCAGGTAAAGTAGTTGTAGCATTTGATGCATCTAATGTGGCTCCTGCTGGAACAGTAATCGTATCACCATTCTCACCAACTTGTAAAGCAGTTCCTGATTGAGGAATTATTTTATCTACTTCTAATGTGCTCATTATAATATAATTAAAACTCCTGTTACTGTTATTGTTCCTGAAACTGTTACTGGTCCTGCTAATACACCTGAGTCCATAGTTTGAACTTCATCTAATGTAGATGCATGAGTTACAACATAACCTGTAGCTGTCATAACAGGTGACATTGCTTTTTTAGCAGGGACAGTACAAAATACTTCTTTCTCTCCTGAACCAAAATCAATCTTTGAAGTGTTCCCTGATGAATTACTTATCACTGTGTCTCTAGATAGAGTATCTGGAGAGGCATCAGTAACTGTGCCAATACCTACTTCAAATTTATCTGTACCTGTTTCCGCAATACAATAATACGTAGTATTAGTTGTACCTATTCCAGCTACAAATGTAATGAAGTCTTGAGAAGCACCAGCAAGGTTCAACGTTCCCGTTCCCGAGGTAGTGCTTGTCTCTTTAACTCTATCGTTAATGACAAGTGCCATCTAAACCTCTCCTTACGTTAATCTTAGTATTGCTGCAGATGTTGTAAATGCAGGGAACTGAATTGTAAATGTTCCTGCAGTTGCAGTTTTATCTCCACCAAAATCTAAAACACAAACAGCGTCAGTAGTATTTGAACCACCGTTAGTTGTTGTATTGTAAATTAAAGCTCCTCTAGCTGTTAATGTTACACCAGTAAAAGATAGGTTAGCGAAACTAGTAATTGCTACTGATGATGACATCTTAACACCTTGATTAACAAGTGCTGAACCACCTGCTGTATATTGACCTGAATTAGAAACTTCAGATCCAGTTGCTCCTAAATTTGGTGAGTAGTTTGTAGTTGATTTACCTAGTGTTGCAGTACTTTTGTACATTGCTAATTTGTATGTATCTGTTGATGCATCAAAATCGTGACTTCCTTGTAGTAGTTCTTTTTTAAAACTATCACAAATTGCGTTTGTTGTTATTGCCATAATATTTCTCCTTTAAATTTAATTGTTTGGTGACGGTGAAGGTACTTTAACCCTTGGTACACCATCATCATATTCTGCACGTCTTCTTCTCCCCATTTGTTGAAGAGCAAAATTCTGTATACTTTCATTATACTTACTTTTATATAGATTGTACATATCCATTGGTCCTTTAAGATAAGCAAAAGCTTCAGTCAATACACCATCTAAAAGTAAGCCTTGTTGGTATTCTGATAAATAAGTATTATTAGTAGAGGTAAAACTTGGTGGTGAAATAATATAATTTAACTGTACTGCATAAGCTTGATCTGGAGTTGGAGCCACAACAATACTAGATTCATCCCAATTAGCGTAATATTTTGGTAAGCCTGTGGTACCACTACCATTATACTCTGAGATAAAACTTGTATCTCTTTTTTCCATGAAAGTTCTGTCACCGGTTTGATCAGTCGTACTAAATACTTGTAGAGATCTAATAATTAAAAAATCTGCAGGAGTAACTAAATATCTTTTACTTGCAGTAAATGAAGAAGTTGCATATTTTCTTGTATCATCATAATCAACTGATCCTGCAACATTTAATTCTGTGTTTCTTATAAATTGTCCAATTATAGTATCACTCAATACATTTGAATCTACTTCTGTGTAGTTTCTAACTTGTGTTAAAAAATCTGAGTATGATATAGCCATTATGTAATGCTCACTGTTATATTGCCTAAAGTTGAAATTAATTGTCTTCTTCTATTTTGTAATGATGGATCTTCTGGAAACATACTTGATATGGAAGTAGTAATTCCATTTGATGTAACTTGAGTTGACTGTGTTCCAAAAGCAAAGTCTCCTGGTAAAGTTAAATTAGCAGTCATCATCCCTTGGCCTCCTGTTGATGCTATTTCACCATTTACTAAAGTTGGTTTTTGAAAATCTTGTGATCTTGTATTTTTTAAAGCTACAGGATCGGCTTTATGATAGGGTGGATCTAATTGTGGATGTTTTGGTTCATACTCTGATATATGTACTAATGCACCTGTCCACTCTTTAACCATTTCCTTATAAGGAAATGCTTGGCCAGATCTATCTGATATTGCTTTACTTCTTCTACCTGATGCGTAACTCATTACGAACCTCCAGGAAAGTATGACTGAGGAGAAATATAAACTGAAGTTCTAGAACCATCTTCGTTTAATGCTCTAATTAATTCATCCTCATATAATTGTTTTAATAATTGTATTCTATCTGGTGCTCTTTTTTGTGATAAATAATATGCAAGACCAGAACACATACAAGGTAAAAATCTATATGCAACATCAGCTGTTTTTGTAAATCCACCTGCATCTTCAATTCTATTTATTGTATAAAATTTTAATGTTGTATAAGTAGATGCATCGGGTGCAACATATAAACTTATAGTTGGTGTTGTTTGTCTATCAACATAATATTGTGAAGGTTGACCTGTTGCAAGTTTATTAGGAAGTGCAGCATAAGCAGATCTATCAATTTTTGTTAATGCAATATCATTTGTTGATGATGTATTTCCTGCTGCATTTGTTGTTGAGATATATGCTTCAAGTACATCGTTGACATCTGTAGCTACAGTGTATGTAGCAGTACCTGCTACTAATGCTTTTTCATTAAGCTTAACTTTCCAAAGGTGTATACCTCTGTTACCCCATTCTGAAAATAAAAGATTTAAACTTCTTCTTGCGCTACGTAAGTCATTACCACTATTAGTCCGCATACCACATCGTTCGTATGCTTCTTCAATAATGTCATCGATCTGAAGATCGAATGATGTAGTTCCTGATGTAGCCATAATTCATTACATTATATCTTTATAATAATCTAAAGACTTTCCTGGTATTAAATTTTCATCTTGAAGACCTTGACCTTGAGTTCTAGCTGCGCCATAACCTTTAGCCATATCACCTTTGTAAGCTTTCATCATTTTACCTTTGCTAGCTTGTCCTGTTGTTTGTGGCTGTTGTTGATTTTGTTTATCCCCAGGCATAAGTATAGGTCCTGTTGTTTGATTTTTTTTATCCTCTTGTCTAATAACTGGTGAAATAGGGCTAGCAGAACTTTTTTTATTTCCCATTAATTTTTTTGCACCTACACCTAATGCTATAGTACCAAGTACAGCTCCACCTGGTTTTTCCATCATCTTAAAATCTTCACCAGATATTTTACCATCTTTATTTTTATCTAATTTTACTTGATTGCCTTTTAACATTGTATCTCCTCCTGTGCTCATTTTCATCAAATCAGCATGATAATCTTTTGTACTTGTTTTACTTAATTTAGTTTTTAATTTTTTAACTTTAGCTTTTTTCTCGGGTGACATCGTTGCAACGTCATATACTAGATTTGTTGCAGTTAAACCTAAACCAACTGGTGTTAACATTCTTCCAGCTTTAGCTATCTTACTAGCTGTTCTTAACTTCTTAGCTGCGCTTGCAGTAACCAATGCTTTTGATGCACTTGCAGGTTTGTCTAATTTTTTAGTTAAACTAAGACCCTTCATTAAGTTTTTAGTTTTCTGTCCAGCTTTAAAAGCGGTTTGTTCAAACTTAGCAGGATATGCACCTTTTCCTGGAGCATTCCTAT